CAGATGGAAATTTTGGAAGCACCTCCTATTACATTACATTCATTCATAATCTCTAATTGCTATCCCTACTGGAAATCTAGGAACACCCAACGCTGTCATGTTTTGATATCTGACTGTCAATTTCTTTCCCACTATACTTTTACTCTTCTTGAAAGCCTTCCTTCTCGATTCCATCGAACCTTCTGGTCGGACCGAGAAGGTCTCACCTCCCTCTGTCACGCATTCCCATACGGGTGTACCCACGTCTCGACCTGTACCTTCGTGTACACCGACGATTTTGAATTCTTCAGTCTCGAACATTTTCATCTTCAAAAGATGATTGGATCTCTTCCCTGGTTCGTATACACTGTCTCTGTTACGAACCATTATCCCTTCGTATCCCTGACTGGCGAATGTATCGTGNGCACCTCGCAGTTCATCCTTCTTCTTCACCAAGAGGGTCTTGACTGTGANGTGTTTCATGCGTTCNGTNAAGGGTANGTNGGGNCGATTCTCGTCGTAGTAATCAAANACGTGAAACTCCAGTGTTTCTGGGCACGTCTTAAAGGCGCTTGTGATATCTTCGAAAGCCATGCCATGTTTATANCATTCACCATCGAGATATTCACCATCCTTTAAATGTTTNCCCCAGTGTTCGGTACCCGGGACCACCTTTCCAGTTCGTGAGAGGCCACCNTTATTGGACACGAGCAGACGAACACCATCCAACTTTGGTTGGACAAAGAATGGTTCTTGAATATATTTTTGACGTTCTTCCCACTTGTGTGCCAACATGGGGGTCACCTCCTTTTCTTGTTGATTTTTCCACATGGTCCTCGCGCGCTTCACGGCACTGTCGTACCCGAGTGGCACGTGAATCACGCTGGTCTGTTTCTTTCCATCCACGAGTCCTGTTGTTTTTACGATATTCGCTGTGCCATCGGGTAGTTTGTCGACACGAATATCGAACATGCGCTGGCGGCCGAGGGAATCTGTTTTAAAAATAGTCTCCATTATAGTAAATGGTTCAAGTTGTAAATTACGAGAGGATGGCCCGACTTAGGCCTACTCCGTACACGACGATTCCTTTTAACCTCAACACCTTATCCGTGATAATCCTCGTAGTAGCGGTTATTGGTCTCTATAAACGTCATATAGATGTTAGGCAATCCCGTGAACAATCCCGTATTTGACGCATTCATCGGCATCTAGATATACATCGCGGGCCATGAGTTCCTTGAGTTTTTCCTTTGGTATGCTAGTTTCCGATTTGTACACTCGTTTCAACATTTTCATGAGTTTTTTACACGTCTTCATCTCATCTTTGAGTTCTTCAAACTTCCCGAAAAATCCGGTTGATAGTTGATGGATGAGTACGTAGGCGTTTCTTCCGATGAGTCTATCCTTTCCACCCAAGAGTAAGAAGGTACCGGCACTGCAACATTCTCCCTCGGCTACTGTGGTGATGTGGACTCTCGACTCTTTCATCGCGTTCATACCACTAATACCAGCGAATACATCTCCACCATTACTGTGAATATGCACGCGAATGTTTGGGGTGTAGCCAGGAAGTTCAACAGCCTTTTTGAGAAGATCCGTCTCTAGTTTCTTCAGTTGTTCAATGAAATCGAGAATATTTTTGCGATTGACATCGCTGTAGTAATATATATCAGTGCCGATGGTTCGAATAGCGACTTCCTCTTCGGTTTCCTCGTCAGAGCTCATTTATCATAGTACGCATCTTCTTTTTAACACGCATGACTTCGTTAGGTTTTAGTTTGTTGTCGAATGCCAGATGATTCATGACATCGAAGTCGTTCGGTGCGAGCTTATATTCTGCGAGGGGTTCGAGATTCCCATGTGCCGCGTATTGTCTGATGATTGATAATTCATCTGGCCCGAGGCGTGTGCTGTGTCCAGCCTGAATAGTTTTCAACTTTTGTTGACGCATTTTAAAATTTCCATACTTCGTCCAAGCACTTCCTGCTTTGAGGGTGTTTGCGTCGAGTGAAGACCCGAGGTGATATTTAGGTATGGCTATTCCTGACGTGATGTAATAAGGAATTAACCCCCATTCTCCCTTGTACACCAGAGTGTCGTACACGTCCGCCACGGAAAGTGATTCCATGAGCTCGGGGGCATTGACACCCACAGACGAGACATAGTTTCCGTGTATGACATCACGCACGTGACCATGTTCATGAATAGTTTGTGAAAAGTTAAAAGGTCCGGGTGTACATAGGATATCTGCTACGATTTCTTTTGATGTTTTGAAAACATCTTTCGTGTCCGAGAAGTTGAGGTAATCAAAAAAGTTTCGTATGTTCCCTCGACACTTCAGGGCTGCTTGAGAGGCTCCGGAGTTTTCGGGGGCCAGGGAAGCGATGGCTTCGGGCGTTCTCCGTGGTACCATTATGAGTTCAAAGTTCGGAAGTACGTGAACTTCGTTGGATGTGACGACGAAAGAACCCTTACCCCCTTCGATCAACTGTTTAAACGGGTGCATAGATGTTTCGTACCCATCTATGAGCATGTACTTGCGAGTCTCCAAGAAGAGTGTATTCTTTTTCGAAAACATTTCCGCGTGTATTTCGATACTGTTAGTTCTGTCCAGTACACTCTCGACTATGAATGTCTTCCCAGATCCAATGGGGCCGCACACGAATACATTTTTACCTTCTTTGACGTATTTATGCAGTAGACTAATCTCATGGTCGTGGAGCGTCTTTCGAGTCTCTTTTTTTTGTGGGATACTTTTAACGAAGGCATCCATGGCTGATGATCTCACTGAACAGGCTTTAGATTATTTTTTAGAAAATGGTACGCTACAAAAAAAACTTATAGAACCAATCAAGAGAAAGGCGTTTCCCTACATAGTAGGTGTAGCATTCTTTAACGTTGTATTATTCATCATGGTTGGTTACTTGATATATCTTTTACGATCACCTGCTCAAGTTCCTTGATACGTTCTGGAACCTTAAGGGAGACGGGTTCTTGTCGCATGGCCAGTAGATCCTTTTTCAATTCATCTCGCATATATTCTTCGTTGATGAAAGTTTCAATGGGGTGTATGTGCATGATTTCGGGTTTGAATAATGTGGTGTCATCGGGGAACTCCTTCTCAAACGATTTAATGATATTAAATGGTATGGGTGGTGATTGTTCGACGAGGCGGTCGTATTCATTGCGACAATATTCAACCATCTCGGTCCCGTGTTGAGAGCGCTCTTCGAGGGGCAGGGAGAGTTCGAGGCGTATCGTGCGAGACAATTTACCGTATTGGATCGAGGCAGCTCTATGACCCTCCATGAGTTCGTTGATTTTTAAAAATTGCATCACGGTCGTCATGATGGCCGTGATGATGTTCATGCTTCCTATGGCGAGGGGTATCATGGGACGAATATTCAAGGGAAACGTCGATTGCGCAAAGTTAGCAGTACCCGTGACCGTGCTTATGATGATGATGGGGAGTGTGTAACGCATGCTCAGTTTTTTATACATGAGAAAGGCTTGGTTATTCATGTACCTATAACACGCGGCAGCCTCCCCCCACGATTTGAGAATCCTTTCCTGTTGAGGATGCCAATTTTTCTTTTCCTTTTCCATACTAGTGATGAACATAATATTTTCCATTCACGTAGCATTATTCATCACGGCAATACTCGTTCCTTTCATGAACAATGAAAAGTTTTTGGAAATCTATTCCATACTGATACCACTTCTCTTTTTTCATTGGGGTGTGAATGATGATACGTGCGCTTTGACACAGTTGGAAATGTACACCACAGGAAAAGAAAAAACACAGACTTTCTTCGGGCGGCTCGTGGAACCTATATACAAGATTGATGACACTCGAGCTGGTAAAGTCACCAAGACTCTTTTGTTTTCACTATGGTTGATGGTGCAGTATCGATTGGAACGCATCCCGGGTCTAAATAAAATACATGGGGTATTATATAGATGAAGCAAGCTACCAAAACAACCATGGCCACGATTGCGGCAATTATACTCTTGATCATCGTGATGTATCTCGCCACTTCCAAACCCCGTGAAGTCGCAGTGGAAGTTATCAAACCGTACGCCGTAGAGGTTCCCGTGTACAGAGAACCAGAGTTCAGAAAGCCACCTATAAAAGAGTACAAACCTGGATACGTGCAGCAGATGGGTGTGCTCATCGGTGAAGATGGTGACACTCTTCCCTTGTACGGAAAGGAAGTTAGGGGAAGAAGGGATCGGTATCACTACTATACATCTACCCCGGGGCATCAGATTTACTCCTTACCGGTGACTCATGAAGATCGGGACTGCATGGATGACATGGGGTGCCGAGAGTTGTACGGTCAGGAAATGGTGAACGTCGTGGGAAAGACGACACCGTACGAGGCTAAGCTTTACAGGACAGAAAATTTCTTTGTGTAATATAAATGACTTTGAAGAAAGATGCGCGCAACCGAGGTATTCCTCTCACTTACAAATCTAAAAATGGTAAGCGCGCCAGTAAGACGCCGTCGCAAATCATCAAAGAGATTCGAATACATGATGATAAAATCATAAGTGCACGCGCCAAACAGACTGAGAGTATGATACTCACGTGCAAAACGATCATGTCGCTGTTTAACGTACGACCCACTAAGTCTGGAAAAAAGGCTAACACACCTTACGCGACTCCCCCTACGTCTCCTCCGAAACCAAAGGCGAAGTCCCCCCCGAAAATGAAGGCCCCGCCGCCTCCTCCTCCCCCTCCTCCTCCGCCCCCGAAAAAGTTGAACGCGAAAGCGTCTCTAATGAACGCTCTGAAGAAGGACCCCAAGTTTCTCAAGGCGAAGCAGAATCTCTCTTGATGATAATACCAAAACGCGAAGACAAAAGTCGTTTAGCTTCTCTCATAGAAGGTTTACTCCATAGTAACCACCTTGACCAGAATCCAGCTGTGTACATTCCTTTTTTAGTCCAGGTCTCTCCCATGCGTCCATGACGTGAGAGATATCTTTGCATTCTTTTGGGATCTTTGTGGATGGTATAATCCGAATAACCCGCGCCACCGAAGTCGACCTTTTTACCATTTGGAAAAATCACTCTGTACTTCTTTTCAGGTTTGGGACTTTTAATGAGCTTCACTTTCATTTATACTATTTAAAGAAATAATTCCATATACATATAGTTGGTCCAGTTAGCTCAGTGGTAGAGCGCCAGGCTTTTAACCTGGTGGCCATGGGTTCGATCCCCATACTGGACACGCTGGGATGCCCGAGTGGTTAAGGGGGCGGTCTTAAGAACCGCTGCACGTCCGTGCTCGTGGGTTCGAACCCCACTCTCAGCATCTCATTGCTCCTATAGCTCAGTTGGTAGAGCGACAGGCTGTTAACCTGTAGGTCACTGGTTCGAACCCAGTTGGGAGCGTCTTTCCGTCTTTTTAGCTCAGTTGGT